CTCTTGAGGGGAAAGAGGTAGCGATTATTGGCCTCGGTGGATCTTACGCCGACTATGTAATTGCTAGAATAAACTCTAAAAAATTTGATGAGGTCTGGGGCATAAACAGCATTGGGGCGATCATTCATGTAGACAGAACTTTTATGATGGATCCGGCAGGCCGTTTTTTAGATGATGTAAAAGCAGGAACTCAGACCGGTGTTGCAAGAGAATTTCTGTTAGAAACCCCCAACAAAGGTCCCATATACTCATGCTGCCTAGATAAGCGTGTGCCAGAAATTATTGAGTATCCTTTAGCAGAAGTTATTCGAGAGCTTGGTTATGCGTATTTCAATAACACAGTAGCTTATTCAATCGCTTACGCTATCGCCAACAAGGTAAAAAAGATACACCTGTTTGGTATAGATTTTAGCTACAAACAGAATGTAAACTTCGCGGAAGCTGGTAGAGCTTGCTGTGAGTTTTGGTGCGCTATCGCTTTGTCCAAAGGCATTATTGTCGAAACAGCTAAAAGATCTGGATTTTTAGACACAAATGTTCCTGCGCATGAAAAGCTGTATGGATACCACAGATTAGAAGACCCTTTGGTTCAATACATAGAAGGGGGTAACTTGGTTGTTGTAAGAAAATCAGAGTACGAGGGACACGAAGAACCGGAGGAATCAGCGCCGGAGCCATTAGATGGAAAAAACCCGGTTGTCTTAGGGCTTCATGACATAGAAGGTGTTACTTATGTAGCAGAAAAGGAGCTATAATGTTTACAGTTGATATTGGGGCGTCTTTGGGAAGTATTAACGTGGCTACATCTGACAATGGTGGGCTTTCTTCCGACCAGCTTGCTGAAATGGCTCGTAGAAAAATTGTGTATGTTTCAGAGGATGCCCCTCCAGCAATTAAGGAGCAGGCTCAGGTTTTTGCCGACAAGGTAGAAAATGTTGTAAGAACGTACATTGACTTGGCTAAACGGGAAGAACGTGCTAGTATTTGTCAGACATTGCGTAATGCTGGTCATGCAGACATTGCTGAATATATTAGGAGACTTTGATGGCGATTACTCAAGCAATGTGTACCTCTTTTAAATCGCAGCTTTTAACAGGTACACACGATTTTACAAACGGTACAGGCAACGTTTTTAAGCTTGCCCTATTCGCCATCAGTGGTGGCGGTAAAGGTTCAACAACAGCGACCCTTGGTGCAACAACAACAGCTTTTTCTACTACGGGTGAGATTGCCTCTAGTGGATCTTACACCACCGGCGGCGGCACACTAACAAATGTGACACCGACAACAAGTGGTACAACAGCTTTCACAGACTTTGCTGATCTAAGCTTTACAACAGCTACAATTACGGCTCGTGGCGCTTTAATCTACAATTCATCTGCCACGAATGCATCTGTTGCTGTTTTAGACTTTGGCGCTGATAAGACATCAACGACAGGGACGTTCACTATTCAGTTTCCAGTTGCGGACGCTTCAAACGCTATTATCCGTATTGCTTAAATAACGGAGCGTACCAATGGCCCTTGTGCTTGCTGATAGAATAAAAGAAACCACTGCTACAACAGGCACTGGAACCCTTACGCTTACAGGAGCGCAAGCTGGTTTTCAGTCGTTTGCTGCTGTGGGTGATGGTAACACAACGTACTATGCGATACAGCACACTGTACTGAATGAGTATGAAGTTGGAATAGGTACATACACCTCTTCTGGCACTACTCTATCTCGAGACACAGTGCTATCTTCATCTAACTCAAACAACTTGGTGAACTTTTCAGCGGGTGTGAAAGTTGCTTTTGTAACCGTTCCATTTGCAGCAACCGTGTATGCGGACTCGTCCAATAATATTTCGGTCAGCGGGAAAATCACAGTATCGTCCGGGCCTACTGCGGCTCTCGATGTTGCAACAAAAGGTTATGTTGACACAGCCACAGCAGCAGCTATTCATATTCATCCTCCGGTACGGGTTGAAGAAGAAAACAATCTTAACGCAACTTATAACAATGGAACTGCTGGCGTTGGCGCTACCCTAACAAACGCAGGGGCACAAGCAGCCCTTGTCATTGATGGTATTACACTTAATGCAAGTGACCGTGTTTTAGTCTACAACCAAACAGATCAAACTCAAAACGGTGTCTATGTTGTTACAGACACTGGTTCTGTATCTACTAATTGGGTTCTTACTCGCTCTTCAGACACCAACACTTCGGGCGACAATGATGCTACTGCGTTAGATCAGGGTTCTTACTTTTATGTTCAAGAGGGAACCGCAGGTGCAGGTGAGTCCTATGTCTGCAACGTGTCCGGGCCTATTACATTTGGTACAACGAACATCACGTTTGCACAGTTTTCAGCAACACCAGAGTTTACTGGTGGCACAAACATTGACGTAACTGGTCAGACTATTTCTCTTACAGGAACAGTTGACGAGACCAACGGCGGTACCGGTAATAATGCATATACTCTTGGTGATGTGCTTTATTCTTCTGCCGCCAATACTTTGGCGAAACTAGCCGGAAATACAACAACAACCGGAAAGTATTTAAAACAAACAGGTGATGGTGCAAACTCTGCTGCTCCTGTTTGGGACGAAATAAATCTTGGTACAGACACGGCTGGCGATTTTATCGCAACGGGCGCAGTTAGCGGCGTTGGTCTTTCTGGCTCTGCTTCTGGAGAAGGTTCTACCTTTACTGTCACATCAAACGCCACAAATGCAAACACCGCAAGCACCATTGTTGCTCGTGATGCTTCTGGAAACTTTTCTGCCGGAACAATAACAGCGGCTATTAACGGTAATGCTGGGACAGCTACAGCATGGCAGACAGCACGAGATCTAACGCTATCTGGAGATGTGACCGGCTCTGCGACAGGTATAGATGGATCAGGAAATATCTCAGTAACCACGACTATCGCAGCCAATTCTGTGGCTCTTGGAACGGATACTACTGGAAACTATGTTAGCTCATTGGTAGCTGGTGCTCTTATAGATTTGCAGAACAACACGGGCGAAGGTGCAACTCCGACCGTTGATGTCGATTTATCCGAACTAGCAACATCCACTACGGATGCGGATGGGGATTTCTTTGCTGTAATCGATGCGTCCAATGTTCAGCGAAAGTTAACAAAGGCAAATATTAACCTTTCTGGATTTAATAACGACTCTGGATTTTCAACAACCAATGGCACAGTAACATCTGTGTCGGGTGGAAACGGGCTTACTGGTACTGTAACAACCAGTGGATCTCTTGCTGTAGGTGCAGGCACCGGGGTTACTGTAAACGCTAATGATGTCGCAATTGGTCAGGATGTTGCTACTTCAGCTAATGTTCAATTTAACAGCATAGGTGTAAACACCGCTGGCTCGGGCACCGCTGGTCAAATTAGAGCCACTAGCGACATAGTATCAAATTACTCAGATATTCGCTTGAAGACTATTGAGTCTCCCATTCCGGATGCTTTGGAAAAAATTAAAGCTATTGGCGGTTACTATTATACTGAAAACCAGAAAGCTAAAGAACTTGGGTATGACGACGATAAAAGACAGGTTGGTGTTATAGCTCAAGAGATTAAGGCAATAATGCCTGAAGTGGTTAAGCCAGCGCCTATTGATGAAAAATACTTGACTGTTCAGTATGAAAAACTGGTTCCTCTTTTGATTCAAGCAATCAAAGAATTAGAGGCTCGTGTAGCAGAACTGGAGGCATAATATGTCTTTAGGTTACGCCGCTATTGCAGAAGCAACCATAGCTGGTGACTCTGGTGGGGGAATTGCTGTAGCAAGTGTGTCGGGGTTTTCTCCTTCGCTCACACTAGGAACCCCAGTTATATCTGCTGGTGCAGTAGCGGTAGCTACGGGTGTTAATGCAACCGCCTCTGTAGGAAACGTAACTGCCGCAGCACAATTCATCGCTATTGTAAGCGGCTTAGAGGCTGTTGCAAGTCTAGACGCTGACTTTAAAGTAGATGCTGGCACATCCGCAACTCTAGCAGGTCAAAGCGCTACAACGCAGCTAGGATCCGTGAGCATCGACGGTGGTGTTACGGCTGCTGTTTCTGGGGTTAGTGCTACTAACTCCGCAGGAACTATGAATGCTATAGGCGACGCAGATTTAAACCTTTCTGGTCTTCTAGCTACAGCAAGCGTTGGTACGCCAACAGTTATTCCAAGTATTACAGCTATTGTCTCTGGAGTACAGGCGACCCCAGCCACAGGAACTGTTGCCATAGATGCGGGTGCTGTAGTAGTATGTTCCGGTGTTAGCGCTACTGGACAAATAGGGCAAGCCAACGTATGGGGTAAAATTATACCTAATCAGGTAGCTAACTGGGCTAACATAGCGGCATAAGGTGAAGTAAATGGCGTCTACATATACAGATACTACAGGCATAGAAAAACCTGGTACTGGAGAGCAAGCTGGTACTTGGGGAGCTACGACCAATAAAAACTTTGATATTATCGACAGAGCCTTGAATGGTGTTGGTTCTATTTCTTTGTTTGGAACCACACACAACCTAACAACCTCAGACGGAACTGTGTCTGACGGTCAGTATAAGTTGCTGTTACTCGGCGGCTCTCCTTCCGGCACTAATACAATTACTATTTTACCCAACGATCAGGATAAAATTTATCTTGTCCATAATGCTTCTGGTGAAGATGCTATCTTTACTCAAGGCAGCGGAACAAATGCAACAGTTCCTAATGGTTTTACCTCTATTATTTATGCCAACGGTACTGGCGCCGGCTCTTCTGTTGTTGATTTTTCAAGACTGCTTAATCTGCCCACATTTCTAAATAATATTGTTGAGGATTTAACTCCGCAGCTTGGAGGAAATTTAGATGTTAATGGGCAGGAAATTGTTTCCGCAAGCAACGGAAACGTGGTATTAAATCCAAATGGAACAGGGGAAATTCAGCTTCAAGCCACTACAACTTTTGCAGGTAACGCTGTTCCCGATACAGATGGAATAAGAGACTTAGGTACAACATCGGTGCGTTATGCAAACGTATTTGCTGATAATTTTACCTCTGGAGACATGATCTTAGATAACACAGGTAGATCATATAAAAACTCTATTGACGGTACTCAGGGGCGCTGGCGTATTCAAGAGGGTGAAAAAAATCTATACATTTTAAACGAGTTAACAGGGAAAAAATATAAGTTTTCACTAGAGGAGATTTAGTAGTGAAGGGGAATTATCAGGACTATATCGGCATCTACGATAACGTAGTAGATGAGTTTACATGTAAGAAGCTTATAGATGTGTTTGAACAAATAGCTGAAGGAACGTCCAACATTCATCACGGAAAAAGTCAGTTTGGAAATTCTTTAAAAAGAAAAGACTACGCTTTGTATTTTGACCGGGTTTCTTATGCAGAGTCTAAGTTTATTCATGAAAGGGTTGGGGAGTGTATGGAAGAATATATTTCTGTACATCAAGGACTACAGGATTTTAAACTAGCGTCGTGGGAATGTAAGGTTCAAAAAACAGAGCATGGAGGTGGTTTTCATGTGTGGCATTCTGAACACGGTGGGGCTAGAGAGTCTTCTCGCAGGGTTGCGGTCTGGACTCTTTATTTGTCAACTCACGAAGGTTCAGGAGAAACTGAATTTTTACAACAGGGGTTAAAAGTACCACCGAAATCTGGTAGAGTGGTTATATTCCCGGCGTCGTTTACTCATGTGCATAGGGGAAACCCTCCATATGGAGAAAACCCTAAGTATATGGCTACCGGATGGTTTGAGCATTTGGATCATGAAATGATCCAAACAGTTTTGGAAAAAGAGAGAAATGAAAAGACTAGCTAAAATTGAAAACGGCGTTGTTGAAAATGTCGTAGTGACCGACGAGGACATGGGTGAGGGGTATGTTGAAATAACATCCTCAACCGGGGAATGTTCTGACGGAGACTCTTATGACCCAGCCACCCAGCAGTTTATTGTCGCAGAAGTACCTGCGGAAGTAATTGCAGAAGCAGCAAAAGCAAAAATAGCTGAATCGGACTGGGCAATGCTACCTGATATTGGGCTAACAACTGCCTGTATTTCTAATTTTACAACCTATAGACAGGCTCTTAGAAATCTTATAAAAAATCCAGTTGATGGTGCAACACTGCCAACTAAACCAGAAGTGGAATACATCTAATGGCTTATCTTATTGGGAACACAACTGTTATCTCGAATAACGCCGCGCTAGGTTCCATCGACGGAAACGCACTTAATCTAAGCAACAACCCTAACCTAACCGCTGGTGGTGCAAGCGCAACATTAAAAAC